CGCGGTCAGCGTGTAATCGCTCATGGCGCGCATCCGCCGGCGATCACCTGCAGCGGCTGCCAGGCCGCACAGGCGGCGTCCAGCGCCGCCCACTCGTAGCCGAGCCCGGCGAGGGCCATGTCGAACACCCCGCCCTCCGGCGGGTAGGCCGAATACACCACCGTGCTGTAGCGCCCGACGCCGAACGGCCGGCGGGTCTGTGCCGCGACGCCGTCGACCAACAGATCGCCCGCGGCAATCGCCGGCTGATCACCGGCCAGCACGACATACGGCACCAGCGGCACCGGCGCGGTCGCCAGCACGTTGGTGTCGCCGTGCTCGAGCAACCCGACATAGGCGGCGAGCCCCCAGTCGTCGCGCGCCTGCGGCCACAGGATCGGCAGCGCGTTACTCCATTCTGCCGGGCTCCGGCTCCTGTGTGTCAGCGTCCCTACGGGCGGGCGCGCGTAACCGCGCCCGGCGAGCTCGGCATCGGCCGGCATCGGTGCATTCCAACTCACGTTGCGCGTCAGCAGCGCCAGCTCGAACGGTCGCTGATCGAACGGCACGCTGCTGCGCGCGCTGCGGCCGAGCCGGCGCGGACCACCCGCGGCGGCGAGCTCGGCGGCACTCAGTCGCTGCCGCGGCAGTTGGCGCAGTGCGCGCAGCGCGGCGCCGCTCATCCCACCCGCCGGAAGCTTTGCACCAGCCGCGAGCCGGCCGACGCCGCGCGCTCTTTCGCGAGGTTCGATTTCGCAACGATGGCGTTGTAATTATTGGCCCACGTCTCAGTGCGGCCATCGTCGCGCAGGAACGGCGCGGAGTATTTCAGCGCCCCCCAGAGATAGGCGCCCGGCAGCGCGGTCAGCACCGGCGTGGTGTCGGTGTCGGCCGGGCCGAGCGACTGGGCCTGGAAATACGCCATCTCCAGCGTGGTCGGTTGCCAGCCGTCGGGCAGCGGCGCGGTCGGCACCGCGTAGGGCCATAGCTCCATCAGGTCGCCGACCACGCTGTAATAGAGCGGCCCGGTTGGCAGGTAGGGCAGCACCACGGTCGGGTGGGGCGGCATGCCGCTGACCGGCGGCGCGCCGTTCTGCACCTGCAGCATATCGCCGATCTGCTGGCGGTCGCGGTAGACCAGCTGCCGGCCGGTCGACAGCCGCAGATCCTCCGCCTCGATGTAGTCGCACGGCAGCGGCAAATAGGCCGCGTCGACCGTCTGCGACACGCGCCGGATCATGCAGCGCGCGCGCAGATCGAGGTTGACGTCCTGCTCGCCGAGCGCCACCCAGCTTTTTACCGCGTCGAAATTCGCCACCGGCGTGCGGAAATTCGCGCGATGCAGGTAGGCATAGATACTTGTCTCGAGCTCAAGGCGCGTCATTACACCGGCGCCCCGTCATCCACCCGCAGATGCCGCGCCAGGTGGTCGTTGAGAAACCCGCGGAAGCGTTTCTCGTCGATCACCTCGAGCCCGCGCATGATGCCCATCTGCTCGAGCTGCTGGATAACCACCCAGGGGATGCGCGCGACCGGGCGGATACCGGCGGGATTCTTGCGCGCCACCGCGCGGTCATAGACGCTGCGCTGGCGCGCGTTCTGCGCCAGGATCGCGCGCACGTCCTGCACCCGGCGGAACACCGGCAGGCCGTTTTCCCAGCTGATCTGTGTGCGCACGCCGTGGCGGCTGACGGTATCGAGCATTACGACAGATCGCCGATCATCGCGTGCGCCTTCGGCGCCTCGACGCGCAGCGTGCCCTCGAATGTCACACCGCCGTCGGCCGCGTCACCGGTGATGGCGAACCGCTCGGTCAGCATGTCGCGGCCGCTCAGCGGCGCGATGTCGGCGTAGTTCGGGTCGATCATCAGCATGACCCCGTCCGGCATGAAAATGTCGGGCACCATCTGCAGCCGGCCGAAATCCGAGAGATACGCGTCGACCGCGCCGGCGATGGTGATCGGCTCGGTCGCCGTCGACTGCACCACCTGCTGCGCCACGATGGTATTGCCGGCGCCACCGACCGCGCTGCCGGAGAACACCCGTTTCAGCCGCGGCGACATGAACACGGCGGTCGGCTTGCCGCCGTTGCTGTAGGCCTGCTGCATCGCCGCCGCCATCAGATCCAGCGTGAAGGTGCGCGCGGTGCCGGCGATCGGGGCATTCGAGCCGTCGCCGACCGGCATCGCGCCGGTGCCGCTGCCCATGCTGCCCTGGTTGATGAAGCACTGGATCCCGGACATCTGCCGCGGGTCGGTCGCCGCACGCACATTGCCGCGCGTCACCCACCATTCCAGATCCCGCCGCAGTTCCTTGCCCTTCAACAACATCTGGCGGTTCCACTCCTCGCCGCCGACGCTGTTGGACGCGCGGAACGTGTTCGAAACGGTCACTGAGCGGAACATGATCTGGCATTCGTTGAACAGCCGCGCCGGGGTTCTCGCCGGCTGCGCGGCGTAACGGAAACCCTCGGGTTGCACGTTGCTGTCCGCCGCCTGCAGCGTCTGCAGCAGCCACTCGCTTTTGATCTGCTCGGCCGGCGTGCCGCGGCCGATCGCGGTGACCAGCGGGGTCTCTTCCGGGTCGATCATCCAGATCGCGTTGGACAGGTCCTCCCGCAGATTGGTCGGCGCCGAGGCGCCGGTCGACATGAAGGTGTTGGCGATCGCGGCGCCAGCGGAGGCAACGGCCATTTGCACAGTCTCCCAAAGCACGCCGTCCAGGCGTGCGGGTTGATGGAATCGCTGTGCGGTCTGCCCGAGTGCTGGCGAGGCCAGGCCGCGGTCAGTTGGTCCGGGTCCGCGCGCGGGCGGGGGACTCTGAGCGGAGCCTGGCGGCCGCGTGTTCGGCGACACGCCATCGCGGCGTTGCTTGGTCCGGGTCCACCGTGCGGCGGGGAACTGCCATGGCCGCGATACCGGCCGACCTTCACGCCGCAAGCGGTGTCACGTCAAGCCGCTTTTACCGCCGAGTCGCAAAAAACCTAGCGCCGTTCAGCAACTGTGAACAATCGCACGCAAGATGGTCAACGCCGCGGCTCGTGGGCTAGGCCGCCAATGTCGCCGCGGCGCGCCACCCTCCGGCCTCACTCCGACGAGGTCTCGGCCGTCAGCTGCCGTCGCAATACGCCGCCACGCGCGCCTCGAGCGCGCCGCGCAGATCGGTGAGCCGCACGATGCCGTCGGGCACCGCCGCCTGCGCGGCGCGCACGGTGCGCGCGACGTGTCGCCGCGAGGCGGCCGCCTCGTAGACGACGCCCCCGTCCGGCGCGACGCCCTGCACCACCACCGGCTCGCCGCCGGCACGGCGGACATCGTCTTTCGCTTCCGGGTAGTCGAGCAGCAGCGCCAGCGCGCGCTCAGTCAGCGTCGGCATACGCCGGAAAATCTCCGCCTTGGTGCGGTTGCTGGTGAGCAGCACGCCGGCGTCGCGCGCCACGCGGTGCAGGCCGAGGCCAGCGCTCTCGGGCTCCGGCGTGCCGGGGGCCAAATACACTGCGTCCTTCGCCGAGCGCGGATCGAGCACCGCGCGCAACTGTGCGGCAATGTCGCACGCCGGCTCCGGCAGCGTGCGCTGCACGTCAGTTCAACTTGTGCTTGGTTTTCAGCATCGCCAGCGCGTTGTTCACCGTCGGCGCCGCGGAGAATTGCGCGGCCGCCGCTTGCTGGGCGCGCGTCGCCCCGGTGGCCGGCGCCTGGCCGCCGCGGCCGAGCGGCCGGCGCGGCGGATCCTGCGCCGGCGGCACCTGCACCCGGCGGCTGTTCATTTTGCGGAATTTCATCGCGTCGGCGAACACCACGACGTAGCGCGGATCGAGGATTTCGCTGTTCAGCTCCTGATCGGAGTAGCCGACGCTCCTGGCGAACTCCTTCAATTCGGCCTGCAGCGCGGTGCGCTTCGCCGGGTCGCGCCATTCGGGGATCCACTGCATCAGCACGTCGTTGCCGACGCGCAGCATCTCCTGCTTGCGCGCGAAATCCTCCTGCTGGCGCAGCTGGCCGAGCCGCGCCTCCTCGGCCTTCGCCTCCTGCAGCTGATCGTAGCGCGCGCGCTTCTCCGCCCACTCCATCGGATTGGTGCGCGCCAGTTCGACCCAGTCGGTCGGCGCCTCGAACTCGCGCGAGGCCGCGGTGGTGAACTGCGCCAGGCGCTGCTCGAGTTGGCCGCGCATCGTCGACAGCTGCGCGTAGGCGTCGGCGAATTGCCGCTGCTGCGCCGAGGTCTCCGAGGATTTCCGCGTGTAGTCCTGCGTGCGCATATAGCCGTTGAGCAGCTCGGAGAGGCCGACCTGACGCTGCTCGCCGCCGATCGTCACGCTGAACGACGGCTCGGCCTCCGCCGCTTCGCCGTCGTCCGCCGCCTCGGCCGCACCGGCCTCGCCATCGCCGTCGTCGTCGTAGTCGCCGCCGATCTCGGCGAGATCCGCCGGCGGCGGAATGCCGTCCTGGTATTCGCGATGCGCCAGGCTGCCGTTGCCATTGCCGTTTCCTTGGCGCGGCTCCGGCTCCGACTCCGCCTCCGGCTCGGCGGCGCGCCCGAGCGGGCCACCGCGCCCATTGCCGCGCGCCTCGGTGGCCTGCTGGCGCTTCGCCTGCAGCGCGGCCAGCGCATCGTCGACACTGAACGCCCGCCGCGCCGGCGGCCCGTCAGGGTCCGGCCGGATGCCGCCCGGATTGCGCGGCGCCTTGGGATCGTCGCTCATCGCGCCACCGCCTCACGCCGTTCGGCGCGGCGATAGCGGTCGGCCTGCAATTTCGCCTCGGCGATCACCGACTCGACGCGGCGCTCGATCTCCTCGATGCAGCGATACCGCATCCACATCTCCTCTCGCTGGCCGACGCCTTCGCAGCGCTTCCACGTCGCCACCGCGTCGTCCTTCATTTCCTGCAGCAGCAGCGCGAACAGCGGATTGCTGGCCAGCATCTCCGCGGCGCGGTGGCGGTCGAACCCCTCGACGCCGCTCATGGCGCAGCCCGCGGCGCGACCGGCGCAGGGAATTGCGGACCGCCGGCGGCCGCCCGCTGATAGGTCGCCAGCGCCTGGATCAGCTGGGGCGGCAAGAACATCCGGCTGTCGCCGAGCGAGGCCCCCGGCCGCGGCGGCCCGGCGGCACCTTGCGGCGGCATCGGGATGGCGGCCCCTGGCGGCTCGCCGGGTGGCGCACCCGGTGCCCCCGGGGGCGTGCCCGGCGCCGCCCCAGGCTGCGGCGCCGCCGCCTGATACAGCGCCGCGGTGACCTCGGGCTCGCGGTCGAGCAATGTCACGATAACCGACGGGTCCAGCGAGAGGTGCGGGTATTTCCCCATCAGATCGGCAAATTGCAGCATTGCGGTCACCTTCGCCTGGTCGCGCGCGCGGTCGTCATCGATCAGCATCTGCTGGGTCTTTTGCCGGGTCGCCGCCGCATCGCTGGCCGCACCGGCGTTGGCTTTCATCACCTCGACCTGCGCTAGCAATTCGTCGGGCGACGGCTTCGGCGGCGGCGGCGGCAGCGCGAAATTGCTCGGCAAATCGGCGAAGTACCGCCCCTGATTGCGGATCCCGGCGGCCGCCAGCATATCCGCCAGCGTGTTGGAATATTGCCCGAGCGACACCAGCGGATTGGTCGGCCCGAGCGTCTGCAACAGCGTCTCCTGCTTGCCGGCGATCGCCGACAGGATCTGCAGCCGCTCGGCGAGCGTGCCGCGACCCACTGCGGGGTCCACCACAACTTGGAACCGCGACATCCACGCGCGCGGGTCGACCGGCACCCATTTGCCGCGCAGCCGCACCGTACGCGCGCGGTCCTGATGCTCGCACATCATGTCGAGCACGCCGGCGTAGACGTGCTTCCAGCCCTCGGCGATGCACCGCATCACCAGCTCGAGCCGGTCCTGCGAGGCGGATATCTGCGCCGAGATGCCGATCGCCGTGGTCGACTGCAGCGCATCGGCATTCAATCCCTGGCTGCCCTGGGTGATGCCGGTGCGCTGCTCCTTTACCGCGGTCAGCAGCTGGATGATCGGCGCCGCCTGCGGGCCGATGAACGGCTTGGTCAGTTCGCGCACCGCACCCGCCACGCGTTCGCGGATCACCGCGCCCATCTCGGTATTGAGCACGTCGTCGACCGGCACCTGGCCGTCGACGATCACCGTGCGCGGGTGGATCGACTCCGCCATGCTGTCGAGGATATTGCGCATCACCCGCGATGAAATGTCCTGCAGATCGCCGACCCGGTCGGCGTAGGATTCGCCGATCGCCTTGTGCGCGACCAGAAACGGCGTGATGCGCGCCAGCTGCACATGCGACGCGCCCTCGTTGCTGATGATTTTCTGGGCGCTATCGCCGACCGCCTCGATGTGGCGCAATTCGGCGATCCCGTCGCCGTCGAAATCGATCCGCACCCAGCCCTCGGTGTAGGTGACCAGATGCATCGACGTGTCGCCCGACAGCGACCGCCCGACGCCGGCGGCCAGCACGTCGCGCTTGTTGGTGACCATATTGGCCTCGCGCGGATTACCGGCGGACGCGTAGTCGGCCAGCGCGTCCTCATCGAAGCCGCGCGCCACCAGATCGGACACCGGGATCACCCTGACGATGAAGGTGCCGCGCGCATCGTGCGGACCCGAGGCGTCGGGATCGATGCGCACCAATTCGGTCGGCACCGCCTCGATCACCGGGCGGTTGCGCGGCACGCGGCGCGTCATGGTGATGTCGTAGAGCAGCAGCGGCGCGCCGGGGCGCAGCTGCACCAGCTGGCCCTCGGGCGAGCTCTGCAGGCCCATCATCTCGTCCTCGGTGGCCGGCCGGCGCACCACCTTGAGCGCCCGCACGCCGGGCTGGGTGATCAGTGCGGCGGTCTGCTGCTCGAGCAGGCCGGCGTATTTCTCGGTCGCGACATCGACCGCGGTGTCCCAGTACCAGCGCACCCAGCCGGCGCGCAGCTGCATCGCGTCGAGCGCGCTGTCGTGTACCGCGCGGAACCCGTCGCACTCGTTGAAGCACACGTGCTGCACGTAGGCGGTGGCCTGCTCGGCCTCCTCCTCGTCGCCGTCGGCCTGCGGGCAGAACTCCACCGGGCGCTCGGCGCCGCAGAACACCCGCATCACCGTCGGCATCACCGCCTGCACCGTGTCGCGCACCTCGGTCATGACGATTTGCGAGCGGCCCGGCTCCTCGTCGCCCATCGCGTCGCCGTTGTAGAGCCCGAGCGCGCGCACCCGCGCCGCATCGAGGCGGTCGGAATATTCCGTGGCTTCGCGCCACAGCGCGCACCACGCCGCGGTGAGCTCGTCCTCGTCCATCGCCGGGCGCTCGGCGATCAGCACGGTTTCGCGCGCCGCCGTCTCGCCGGCGCCGAGCGGGTGCTGCAGATCGGCGTCCGGCGCGTGGCCGATCGTGCTGACGGGGATTGGCTGGGTGCCGCTCATCTCACCAGACCCCCGGGCGGTAGAACACCACCAGCAGGATCAGCACGACCACCAGCAGCAGCGCGCCGCCGCCGTAGTAGGGATACGGGTGCGACGTGCGATAGCCCCAGCCGGCGCCTCCGAACGCCAGCAGGATCACCACCAGCACGAGCAGCAGAATGATCATCGCGCGTCCTCCGGCGCATCGCCGACGTCCTCCGGCGCATCGCCGACCACGACGCCCGTCTCGGGGTAGTAGCTCCAGCCCGGCACCGACGCCGAGCGGAACGGCCCGGCCGGCGGCCGTCCGGTGGCGCGCGTCACCGAGGCGTAGATGGCCCGCAACTCGGCCAGCGCCTTTTCCGGGGTGCGCTTGTCGCTCACAGCACGCCTCGGATGTTCCGGCGTATCGGTTGGGAGAGGCGTCCGGACAAATACGCGGCGGCGAGATACGCGGCGGGAGAAAATGTGAGGCATAGCGCGTCCGCGGCATCCGGCGAGGATATTCCGCGGCTCCTGAGTTGGTCTTTCGACTCGACCTTCAATTTGCCCTCGCTCGAGAACCCGTAGCGCGGCGCGCAGAGGTCATTGCGCAAAACGTCGTCGTACGGCAGCGATACCGTGCGCGTGGCGAGCCAGTCGGCGACCGATTGCCAAAGCTCGTCGCGCAGTCGCACGAATCGCCCTTCGTTGGAGGGTGATTCCGCGACATTGACGTCGATCGCCGGCAATTTCAGCTCGCGCAGCCGGTCGGCGACGCCGGCACCGAGGCCGATCGCGTCGACCACGATCGCCGCCGGCGGATTTTGGGTCGTCGCCTTGTATTCCGCGACAATCGCCCCGGTTAATTGCATCAGATCGAAGCGCGACCAGCGGCGCGGCGGCTCGGTCACCACATTGCCCTGGCGTTTGAGTAACACCGACTGATCGGTGCCGAACCTGGCCACGTCGACCCCCCAGATCGCCGGCTGCGACGCATCGATCGTCGGGATGCGTGCCATCGCCTCCTCGACCAGCTGGGCGGACACCAGGCTATCGCCTTCGCTCACCGGAAATTCGCCGAGCACGCGGATCCGGTAGTGGTTGCTGTCGGCGCCGTAGCGATTGGCGATTTCCTCGGCGAACTCTTTCGATGCGCGCGGGCTGTCGAGGCAGGACACCCGGCGGGTGTACCACCGGTCGGCCTCGAGCGTGTGGGTGCGCCAGAACATGCCGGTGAGCCGCACCGGATTGCCCGCCAGGATGGTGATCGCGCCCGCCGTCGACATCGAGCCCTGGGCCGCGACGAACACCTGCTCCGGCACCCCCGACGCCTCGTCGACCACCAGCAGGACGTTGCGCGAGTGGACGCCTTGCAGCGAATCGGGTTGTTCAGCGCGCGAGGTGCGCGCCGAGATGAACGCGTCGTCGGGGCGCGCGCGCAGCATCACCCGGTCGGACTGCACGTCGAGCAGCGCCTGCCAGGCGGCCGGCAGTTTCGCCAGCCACGAGCGCATTTCCGGCCACAGCGCGTCGAACAGCTGCGGCGAGGTCGGCGCGGTGACCACCACCTTGACCGGGAATCGTGTCAGCAAAAACCAGATCATGCTCCAGGCCAGCAGCGTCGATTTTCCAACGCCATGTCCCGACCGAATCGAAATTCGCGTGCGGCCGTGCCCGAGCTCGACCAGTACCTCGCGCTGCCAGCGATCCGGCTCGGCGCCGAGCACTTCGGACACGAACCCGAGCGGACTGCGCGCATAGCGCGTCAGCAGCACCGCGAAGGCGTTTTTCGCGCCGGCGAGCTCGGCGGGCGAGGGCGCCAGCATTACGCCCCTTCCTCCCGCAGCCGCGCCACCAGGCCGCGCAGCCGCACCACGTCCTCCGAACCCATCGGTTTCTTCGCGCGACCCAGTTTGTGCAGGAAGTCCACCTCCTCGAGCGACAGCGCGCCGCCGTGGCGCACACAGAGCTGCAGCGCCTCCGACTGGGTCAGCCCGTTGAACTGCTCGCTGTCGCCTTTGTCGCTCATGGGAAGCCACGCGAAGGCAGCCGTCGCCTTGCAGGCGGCTTAGTCGGCGGGTTTCGCCGCATCGCCGCCCCCCTCGCTGGTGGCCGGCGCCGCGTCCCACAGCGGCAGTGCCTCGTGCGGCAGCGGCGGCAGCGCCTCGCGCAGCAGGTCGGCGTAGTCCTCGGCTTCGCCCTCGATCGGCGGCGCCTCGAGGTCCGCGGCCACCGCGCGGGCGGTTTCCAGCCGCTGCACGGCGTACAGGTGCAGATGCAGCGCCTGACCGAGCCCGCCGCCGAGGTCGACCTCCTGGCGCGGCTTGCCCCAGCCGCGGTCGGCCAGCGCGTTGGCCGCCGCCACCCGCGCCGACGGGTTTTCCCGCGCGTTGCGGCACACGTCGACCAGCGTGCGGATCACGTCGGGCGTGTAGCGCCTTGCCAGCGCGGCGATTTCCTTATCGGCGGGCCGGCCGGCCGGGTTGCCCGACCGGCCGGGCGCGAACGACGTCGCGGTCGGCGTTGGGTTGGCCATTCAGCGCCCCCGCCCGATCCGGCGATTTCCCAAAAAAATTTTTTCCGCTGGCAATTTTTCACCTCGTGCCCGCATGGGGGCGCCGCCGGCGACGGGGTGGCTTGGCGGCCCGCCGGGGGGGGGTCCAGCGGCCAGCGGCTGGCGACCCTCCCGTGCCGGAGCCGCCGACCCAGCGGTCGAGGCGCCCGCCTCAGGGTGCATCAAAGGGTGCCTCGACCGCAACCCCTTGATTTAAGCCACACTCCACCGGTCACATTATGTCAAATACTATGACCAGCTCATCGCGTGCATGCCAAACCGCAACTACAACCGCAAAAGCCGTAACGATCGAGTATCCCGATACCGGTTTTTCGGCCTCGTTACGCGGCCAACGGCCACACACTTGGTAGCCGGCTACGTCCGTACCAGGGGTTTCTGAGGCATTTCAGCGCGCTGGCGCGATCACCTGAGTTCGCACGTTGCTCGCACGCGACGATCGACTTTGTGCGATACCTTCGACCCGTAAGAGCCTATCCCTCTTCACTTCGCACAATCTTAACAATCTGTACATACATCCCTACATGCGCGCGCGCGCGCGCGCTAACACGGAAACTACCGTGAGATTGTTCAGATCGTGCGCACGGGGAATTGAGAGTTGCTATCAGTGACTTAGCTAGATCGTTGCTCGCACGGTGAAAATCATCACGTTCGTACAACGTGCGAACCCAGCGGCGTAAGGCATCTGATAACCCGTCAGCCCCTACGCCCTGGGCCAGGGGATCGCAAGGGGCTGGTAACGCCGGGATTGCGCCGATACGCTTGAGCCATGGCCTCGTTGCTGGATTATTTCTTCGCACCCCGTCGCGGCCTGCTCGACGACGAAGCGGATCCGCGGCTCGGACCGGGCGGCCTGCTGGCCACCACCGACGAGTATGGCCGCGCGCCGCCAAGCACCAGTTGGCCAGCCACGATGCTCGAGCCGCGCTGGCCGCCGGCCAATCAACTCAGCCCGCTGGCCCGCCAGGTCATGACCAACCCGGTGGGGACGGAGACGACCTCACCCTATGCGTCGCAGTCGGTGGGCGTGCCGTCAGGACCGTTCAACCCGATCGAGGCGATGACGACCAGCGGCCAGCCAATCCTCGGCACCGACATGGACAGGGCGCGGGCGCGGGTGGCAGAGATCATGCAGGAGGCGCCGGCGATGGTGCTCGGCATGGTGGGCGACGCGCCGGGTGGTAAAACCGGCGGCATGAAGACCCCAGATGCGCTCTTCGACTGGACGCCTGGCGGCGGTAGCAAGACGGCGCAGATAGGCAAGACGGAAATCACCTATGGCCTGGACCGTGCCGGCGATACCGGTGAGGTGATTCTAGTCAAGACTCCAGCGGAATATCGCGGCCAAGGGCAAGCCCGCGATGCGATGCAACAATTCGTTGCTCATGCCGACACTCAGGGAACAACCCTATTTCTCAATGCCGACCCGATGGATAAGGGCGTCTCCAAGGGCGGCTTAGATCGGTTCTATCGTTCTCTTGGTTTCGTCAAGAATATGGGGAAGCGTAAGGATTTCCGGTCTACGGCGGAATATGTGCGGCAACCACAGACGCAAGACCCAGACTCAGGCGGCACAGGTGCCGTCGCCGGAACCCAGCAACCGAGCCAATGAGCGACACCCTCGTCAACCATCTCGCGTATACAAAAATGAGGCAGCGCAATCAGCCGGCGCTCCAGCACCGCCCCGTCGA